TATATTTTGGTTAACAGTTAATCAGCTACTTATGTAAGTGATATGTCTTACAATGAGTGGCTTAAAACTATTAGAGAGAACAATGTAAACCAATATCTTGAAGAACGTAGTATTGAGCGTGGAAGACTTAAGAGTAGCAAAAATAAAATGCTGTCAGGTGCCTATCATAATGGTACTAATTCAGTAGATTTGGAATATATTAAATCTGATGAATATAAAAAGAAATTTGCAAATATTTCAAGCAATAAGAAGTTAAATTCTCAGATTTATAAGTATGCTAAAGCAATGTTAATTAATAGAAATGGTACTGATCATGAAGATAGTTATATTCTTGATACTGAAGGAAATTTGGTAAATAGAACCTTAAGTAAAAAGAATGAGTTATTGCAAGTATCATTATCTAATGAAGCTTTAAAACATATTCATAATGATTTTGAACCGGGTGAGTTAATTGGAATTCATAACCACCCAACTAACATTGGACCTAGTGGTAGTGATTATGCGACAGCGAATAGTAGGAAATATAAATTTGGTGTAATTATTGCCCATAATGGTGAAATTTATAAGTACAGTTTTAAATCCGATGCTCGTATTTTGAGCTTTGCTATAGACAGAACTATTGATGAACTACGAAATTCACCGTATAATTATAGTGAAAGCGAAATTATGAAAGAATTGAACAAAAGATTTAAGGAGGCTGGATTAAGATGCGAGAAGATAGAAAAAGAGAAATAATTGATTATGTAAATGAATTAATTAAAACTCCTGGAACTGATGATGTGACCATTCCAGCCTTTGAAAAGGCTTTTACAAAGGAAGAACACGATTTCTTTATGAAACTATTATGGGAAAAGCAAGAAGAGCTAAACCAAGGACTGATTACTGTTCCCGAGCCATTAGTAGGCTAGATTAAAAAGAATAATTAAATAAGAGAACTGTTGAATTATCAATAGCTCTCTTTTATTTTGACCTGAGTAAGTCGTAAAACTGCTCTTTTTGTATACCTTTATGAGAGGCGAACTCGTATAAAACGTGTGAAAGGATAGAACAATGAAAAGAAAACAATTAGAAGAGCTTGGATTACAAGAAGAGCAGATTAAAAAGATTATGGATTTAAACGGTGCTGATATTGAGAAAGCTAAGGGTGAATCATCTGACCTGCAGGCAGAAAATGAAGCTCTTAAATCTCAAATGAACGAGCGTGACAAAGATTTAAAGAAGTTACGCAGCCAAGTTAAAGATAACGAGGATTTAACGGCACAATTTAATGATTTGAAGAAGAAATATGATAAGGATACAGCTGACCTTACTCAAAAACTTGCTACTAATCGTTTAAATAGTGCAATTGACCAATCATTAAGCAAAGCTAACGTTCGTAACAACAAGGCAATTAAAGGTCTTTTGAACATGGATGAAATTAAGCTTGATGATGATGGTAATTTAACTGGCTTGGACGACCAAATTAAATCTTTACAAAAATCTGATGGTTATTTATTTGATGAAGGTAGTAAACAAGATTACCAGCCAAATAATGGAAAACCTGCTGACGTTGATCCGGTTCAAGCAATGGTTGATATATTTAAAGGAGACATAAAGAATGGCAATTAATTATGCTGATAAATATCAAAAAGCAGTTATTGATGGTTTTTATCCAAACGTCTTGTATTCAAGCGCTTTATGGCAATCACCATCTAACAAGACAATTAATTTTTTAGATGCAAAACATATTAAAGTTCCACGGTTATCAATTTTATCGGGACGTCAAGACCGTGAAAGACGTACTATTACACAACCAGCAGCCAATTATTCATTAGATTATGATGTTTATGAATTAACTAATGAACGTTACTGGAGTACTTTAGTTGATCCATCAGATGTTGATGAAAGTAATCAATTATTATCAATTGCTAATATTACTAGACAATACAACTTAGATAGTAAGATGCCTGAAAAAGACAGAGAAATGTTTTCTAAGTTGTTCAGTCAACGTCAAGCTGTTAATACCTCTGAAGGATTGGATGAAAATGCTGGTATCCATTCAGAAAGCTTAGATGCAAAAAACGTTTTACATGCTTACGATCAAATGATGCGTAACTTTGACCGTGCAAGAATTCCAGCTCAAGGACGTATTTTATATGTTGATACTGGCACTTATTACATGCTTAAAGATGCAGAAGCAATTAATAGAACAATTATCGTAGGTGATCCACAGAACATTAATCGCTCTGTACGTTCACTTGATGAAGTCACTATTGTTCCTGTACCAGAAGATTTATTCCAAACTAAATTTGATTTCAGCAATGGTTCTAAAACTGTTGATGATGCTAAACAAATTAAGATGATGCTTATTTTCAATGGTGTTCAAATTTCACCTGAAAAGTATGATTTTGTTGGATTAGATGCGCCAGCAGCTGTCAATTCTGGTAACTGGCTGTACTACGAACAAAGTTATGATGATGTTCTTTTACTTAAACCTAAATTTAAGGGTATTGAGTTCTTTGTTGCTGAAAAAGACACAGATGGTGACTCTAATCCTGCTGGACGTAAGAAAATAGTCGAAAAAGATGCTAAACCAAACGAAAATAACACTGTAAATGAGATTAAGGCTTACTTAGATAAAGCTGGCATTGATTACACTGGTAAGACCAAGAAAGATGAGTTATTAGCTTTAGTAAAGTAGGTGGTTAGATGGATAAATACCCACGCTTTGATGAGATTAAAAAGAATTTAGCAGATTTTTTGCCGAATACTGATAATATGCCCAACTATGATAGTGTATTGGAATTTACATTAGACAAGGTTATTTCTGATGTTTCAATTTACACCAATATTCCAATTTTAGAGCTACCGGAGGAGCTTGAACCAACTATCTTAGGATTAGCGGTACAAACTATTGATACTCATCAATGGCTAGTGCCAAAAGATCAACAAGTAGGTAACGTTCAATCCCTATCAGAAGGTGATACATCTGTTTCTTTTAGATCTCCGAGTGATATTTATTCAGCATTGCAAGCTACTAATACGATTACGGATAACTATGTATTGTTACTCAATAATTTTAGAAGGTTGCCAGCAGAATGAATTACTTTAATGGCTTAAAAAATGCACTTCCTAGTCTCTGGAACGACCGAGTTAGAATAGTTGGTACTCAACCGGTAAAAAAGGGTTATATCACCAATAATGAAGATGTAACTATTGTGGAAGACGAACCAGCTAAGGTTGTCTTAAAAGGACAATCTCCAAGTGAACAATCATTCTTTGGTACTGATGAATACGATGCAAAATTAATTATCCGAAATGGCATAAAAATCCCTGCTGGAGCTGATATTTATGTAACTGATGTAAATGGTCAAGAGACTAAATATAAACGTGCTAGCAAAGGATATAGTGGCTATTTTAGCCATCAAGAAGTAGCAATGGTTAGGAGTGAGAAAGCATGAGTTTAGGTCATGTTGATGACGCCCAATTTCAGCAATTTGCAAGCCGTGTTAGACAAAAGATTGATAGTGGCTATGTAAAACAAGAGCTTGGTAAGAGTTCTAAGCGCATTGGTACACAATCACTAAGAATCCTTAAAGCTAACACTCCTGTAAAAGAAGGTAATCTGCGGAGGTCATGGACTGCCGAAGGACCTAGTTATAGTGGTGGTGGCTGGACGATTAAACTAATCAACAATGCTGAATATGCTTCTTGGGTTGAGTCTGGGCACAGGCAAACTCCTGGTAGATATGTTCCAGTGCTTAAAAAATGTTTGGTTAGAGATTGGGTACCAGGGCAGTTTTACATGAAGAAATCTATCCCACAAATCCAAAGACAGATGCCACAGTTAGTGACAGAAGGGTTGTGGTCATTAAAGGACTTGTTTGAATGAATTTAATTGATTTGATTGCAAAGAGAGTATCGGAGATTTTCCCTGATACTACAATTTACTCAGAAAGACAAAAAAGCGGATTTGAAGTGCCGTCATTCTACATCAGTAAGATAATGACGATCACTAAAAGCCGCTTTTTTGATATTCAAGATAGAACTGTCTCCTACTCACTGACCTATTTTGCTAATCCAGACAGACCTAATGCTGATATGGACGAAGTAGAGCAAAAACTGCTGAATAATTTCACTAGATTAGACGATTATGCAACCGTTAGAAACCGAGAAACAACGATTAACCAAGACGATGAGACTCTAGTAATGAGTTTTGATCTCTTACTTAACATGTACAAGGTTGAAAATGGTGGAAAGCTAGAAAGGATTGAATATAGTGGCGGAATCCAAGAAGACGGAAGTCGGAAAAATTAAGACAACCGTCAAGGTTGAAGATCCAAAATTTACTAAAAAAGCACTAATTTCAAGTAACAAGTTCACTCCTATTGAGAGGGATGTATTGAAGCTAGTGCTAGATGATGACAAAGAATATACAATTGCTGAAGTTCAAAAGGCAGTTAAAAATTTTAAGGAGGGATATTAATGGCAGGTGGAACTTGGAAAGCACAAGACAAGCGTAGACCAGGTGCTTATATTAATGTAGTTGGTAATGGTCAAAGAGAGACGACTTCTTCTTTAGGTAGAGTGCTTTTAGTGCGTGATAAAGGCTTAGGCTGGGGCAAGACTGGTGTTGTTGAAGTAGATGCTAATGCTGATTTTACCAAGAAAGTTGGTACTACTTTAGATGATCCAGCTCTTACAGCATTAAAAGAAACTTTAAAAGGAGCTTCTAAAGTGCTCGTTCTTAATCCTAATGAAGGAACGGCAGCAACTTTAACCAAGGAGGGATTACCTTGGACTATTACAGCTAACTATCCTGGCGAAAAGGGTAATCAAATTACCGTTAGTGTTGAAGTTAGTCCAGCAGATCCAAATATTGCTACTGTTTCAACTATCTTTGGTACTAAGTTAGTTGATGAACAAGTTGTGAAGTTTGATGCCTTAGATGAATTTAAAGGCAATGACTATATCACTGCAAAAGAAGTAGCAGATGGCAGTTCAAAACCTGCTGCCTTTACTAATGTTTCTGGTGCTTTAACTGGTGGAGCAACTACTGAATCTAAGCAAGTCGAAACATTATTAAGTGACGCTTTAGAAAATGAAGAATACGCTGTTGTCACTACTGCTGGTTTTGAACCATCAAGCAACATGAATAAATTGGTTGTTGAAGCAGTAAAACGTCTACGTGAAAACGAAGGACGTAAAGTTAGAGGAGTAATCCCTACTGATGCAAGTACTGTCTACAACTATGAAGGTATTTCAACTGTTGTTAATGGCTACACTCTGGGCGATGGAACTAATGTTGATGTTAAAGATGCCACAGGTTTCTTTGCTGGTATTTCAGCATCAGCAGATGCAGCAACTTCTTTAACTTATTTTGACGTTGAAGATGCTATCTCTGCATATCCTAAGCTCGATAATGAAAAGACAATCAAGGCATTAGATGCTGGTCAAATTGTATTTACCACAAGACCAGGGCAAAGAGTGGTTATTGAACAAGATATTAACTCATTACATAAATTCACTGCTGAAAAGCCAATGGCTTTCTCAAAGAACCGTGTAATAAGAACACTTGATGAAATTGCTACTGATACTGAAAACACTTTTGAAAGAGTCTATTTAGGTAAGGTTGGTAACAATGCGAATGGTCGAGACTTGTTCAAGGCTGATAGAATTGCTTACTTAACTGGCTTGCAAAACAGAAATATTATTCAAGCGTTCGCTAATACTGATATCACGGTAGAAGCAGGGAATGATAGCGACTCTATCGTTGTTAACTTGGCAGTTACACCAGTTGATGCAATGGAAAAACTTTACATGACTATGGTGGTTAGATAGGAGGAATATAGATGGCAATCACTGATGATTTTTTAAACGGTCGAGATACAATCTCAACAAAAGATGCAACTATCTCACTTAAGATTAACGGTAACATTTATAAGATGATTGAATGTAATAAATTTACCGCTAAGCTTGAAAAAAATAAGGAAGATGTTCAAACTTTAGGCTCACACTGGAAACGGAAGAAGACTACTTCCGTTGAAGGTACTGGAACATTAGGTGGATACTTAATCAATGCAAACTGGCTTAAATATGGCATTCCTTATACTCAAAATGGTGGGGATTTATACTTTGATGCTACTTTAACCATTCATGACCCAACTTCAAGAGCAGATAAGCAAGTAATTCACTTGTCTAATGTTAACTTGGACGATATCCCAATTGCTGACTTTGAAGCCGATGACGGTGTAATGGAGTGGGAAAGTGACTTTACTTTTGAAGGCGTAAATTTGGTAGAAGGCTAGGAGAATTTAAATGGCTGAAAGTATTAAAGATTTTTTATTTGAAAATGTTGGTAGTCCTGTTGAAGAACAAGAATTTAAACTTGAAAGATTTAAATCACCTTTTAAGATTAAATCCTTAACCGCTGATGAAGTATCTGATCTTCGTAAGCAAGCAACTAAGAGAGTTCTTAATCGTAAAACTCATAAGTATGAACAAGATACTGATGAGAATGCTTTTCAAGATTTAGTAGTTGCAGCAGCAGTTGTTTCTCCTAACTTAAACAACGCAGAACTTCAAGAGTCCTGGGGCTGTATTGCTAGACCAGAAGCTATTTTGAAGAAAATGCTTAAAGTCGGTGAATATACCGATTTATCAGAAGCAATCATGGACTTATCAGGCTTAAACACTGATGATAGTTCAGAGGAACTGGTTGAAGAAGCAAAAAACTAATAAATGAGTCTGTTGGCGATTTTAATATTTATCATTATGTTCTTAATGAATTTCATTGGACGCCTAAGCAATGGGCAGAAATGTCAAGACGTGAACAGGCTTTAGTCGTTGCTTCGATTGAAGTACGGCAAAAATACGAAAAAGAAGAAGAGCGTAAAGCTAAGAGAAAAGCTAGGTCTAAGCATATTTAGGCTTAGCTTTTTCTTTGTATCAAAAATAGAGAGGAGGTAGTAAATGAGTACGATTAGTACCACTGTGAAAATCAATGATGCTTTCAGTAGTCCCTTAGATAGATTATCTAGTGGATTACAAAAGGCTCAAAGTGGTATGAGTAGGCTAAAACAAGCGATTTCTGGTGGATCTAGTGGCGGTGGCAGCATGTTCAAGTCCATGGTTGGCGGTACTGTTGTTGGTGGTGCAATTAACAAGGGCATGGAGCTTGCTGGGACTGGTATTAGGTCAATGTATGGTGAACTTGATGAAGCAAGTAAAGCTTGGCAAACATTTGAAGGAAACATGCACCAGTTAGGAAAAAGTCCTGCTGAAATTGCTACTGCTAAGAAGTCAATGCAGCAATTTGCCCAACAGACTATCTATGGTGCGTCAGATATGGCAAGTACTTACTCACAATTAGCTGCTGTAGGTACTAAAAATGTAGATCAATTAGTTAGAGGTTTTGGTGGTTTAGCTGCAGCTTCTTCTAATCCCCAACAAGCCATGAAGACCTTGTCTGAACAGGCTACACAAATGGCTGCTAAACCTAAGGTGCAATGGCAGGACTTTAAGTTGATGCTAGAGCAAACTCCAGCAGGTATTTCAGCCGTAGCAAAGACAATGGGCGTAAGTACTCAACAGTTAATCAAGAATGTTCAAGACGGAAAGGTTAAGACTGAGGACTTCTTGAACGCAATTGCTAAAACAGGAACGAATGCCAACTTTACCAAAATGGCTACTCAATTCAAGACGGTTGGGCAAGCTATTGATGGGTTAAAGGAAACAATGGCTAACAAATTGCAAGGCGCATTTGATCGGTTAGGTAAAGTTGGCATCAAATTTGTTTCTGATTTAACAGATCAACTTTCCAATGTTAATTTTGATGGATTTGTTGATGGATTGTTTAAAGCCTTTGAAAGTTTAGAGCCTATTTTCGATAATTTAAAGAAAGGTTTTGAAGACTTTAAAAAAGGTTTCTCTGATTCTGGTGCTTTAAACTCATTGAAAGATACCTTTGAAAGCATTACAAAAGCTGTCGACAAATTAGTAAAAACAATGGGTAAATCTAATGGTGGAGATAGCCTATTTAAGCAATTAGGTAAACTAGCTGGTGGCGCATTAGGTGGTGCTGCAAAGGCTATTTCAGGAATTGCAGAAGCACTAGGTAAGTTAGACCCAGGCACAATTCAAATGTTAGCCCAAGCCTTTATTATCTTAAAAGGTGGTTTAAAGGGACTATTCTTTGAAGCGGTAGTGTGGGGTTTAAAAGAACTTAATAAGTTAGACCCAGGCACAATTAAAAATATTGCGGAAGCCATAACAGCTTTAGCCGTGGCATTCACAATGCTAAAAGCCATGGGAAAAATTGGAGGCTGGATGAAAGAAGTATCTGGCTTCTTTAAAGGTTTAAAGGGGGCTAAGAAGATTAAAGCTCCTGAAATTGAGTCTCCAAAAATGACCAAGCCAGGCAAGATCCTGAGTAATGCTGGAGCATATATGAAACTAGGTGCTGCTTTTGCTTTAGTTGGTGCTGGTGCTTTAGCTCTCGGTGCAGGATTTAAGCTGTTAGCTGATGCAGCTACTCAAATTTCTAGCGCTGGAGGAGGTGCTATAGCAACCTTCTTTGGTATGATCGCTGCTATTGCTGGCTTAGTAATCTTAGTAAGATTTTTAGGACCTGCTTTGATGGGTGGAGCCATTGGCTTTGCTATCTTTGCGGCTGCCTTACTTTTAATAGCTGTTGCAGTTTTAGTTGCTAGTGCAGGAATTGCCTTACTTGCTACTCAACTACCGACCATTTCTGAATATGGGACTAGTGCTGCAGTTGGCTTGCTTGCTTTAGCAGGTGCTATTGCTGTCTTTGGTTTAGCTGCGATTATTGGAGCTGTTGGGGTACTCCTTTTAGGAGTAGCTTTAGTGGTTCTAGCAGTTGGATTAGTTGCAGCAGGAGTCGGTGCTTTAATTTTTGCTGTTGGTTTAGCTTTAGTCGGGATTACTGCCTTAATAGCGGCTGTTGGTGTCCTACTCTTGGGAGTAGCAATTGCCTTAGTAGCTGTTATGGTAATAATTGCAGCTGTAGGAATGCTCCTGTTTGGCGTAGCACTTGTCTTAGTTGCTGTTCTTGGAATTGTTGCAGCAGTCGGTTTACTATTAATGGGCGTTGCTTTAATGCTAATCATGGTTAGTGCAATGATTGCCGCAATTGGATTAATTCTCTTGTCAGTGGCATTGATTTTAATTGCTCCAATGGCTTTAATTGCAGCAATAGGTTTGCTTCTCTTAGGCGTTGCTTTAGTTCTCGTTATGGCTATGGGATTAGTAGCAGCTGTTGGAATTTTACTTCTAGGAGTTGGTTTAGTTTTAGTAGCAGCGATGGCAATGGTCGCAGCAGTTGGGCTATTGATGATGTCAGTTGCCCTAATGCTAATTATGGTTACAGCTATGGTATCAGCAGTCGGCTTGATGTTATTAGCAGTAGCCTTAATGTTAGTTGGACCAATGGCAATGATTGCCGCAATTGGTTTAATGCTATTAGCTGTAGCTGCAATTATGCTTGGTGCTGGATTAATGATAGTTGCAGCTGCTGCAATGGCGGTAGCTGCTGGTTTAATTGCTGTCGGTGCAGCCGTAATGATTATGGTTTCATTCTTCATTATGGCTGGTACTATGATGGTTCAAGCTATTACTAGTGCTATGAGAAATGTAGTTAGTGCCGTTAGAAATGGAATTTCTAGTGCGGTAAACGCTGCTAGAAGTTTTGGTAATGCTCTTTTTTCAGTTGGTAAAAATTTAATTCAAGGTTTAGTTAATGGTATTAAATCTATGATTGGTGCAGCAGTTAGTGCCGTAAAAGGTGTTGCAAGTAAAGTTGTCAGTGTTGCTAAAAGTGTGCTTCACATTGGTTCTCCATCTCGTTTATTTAGACAATATGGTCGCTGGGTCGACCAAGGTTTAATTAATGGTCTTAATAGAGATGCAAGTGCAGCTGCTGATGCTTCAGCAAGTATGGCGCAAGGTGTTGTTGACGCTGCTAGTGGTATGGCACCAACCTTAGATCCAATTGGACTAAGTGGAATTAATCCTGGTGATTTGCTTGCTGATGGATTTAATAGAGCTTTAGGTGCAATTAGTGACGTAGCTGGCGCAATTACTGGGCTTGATGGATCAAGAGCTAATATTGGCATTTTTGGTCAAGGAGCAGTTTCTTCTGATGCAGTCAATGGTGCTGTAACATCAGGCACGATTACTCCAAGTTCAGTATTGACAAGCAACAATACCAGCACTCAAACAGATAACAGTACCCAAGTTCAAATTGATAAAGGTGCTATTGTAATCAATTCAACAGGTGATCCTGCTGATGATGTGGATAAACTTTTGGAAGAATTAGATAAAAGAATTATTGAAAATCGTAATAAAGCCTTAGGAGGTGGTTAATATGCCGGTCAACGGCTTTGGTGTGTATATCACCGATTACTCAACTAATAGGACGGTTGAGTTACCAGTCAACCCGTCAGAATTAACTTTGAAATATGAAACTGATGATAAATCAGAAACAATTATTAATCTTGGTGAGATTAACCGAGTAGGTAATATGAAGCTGGTTTCAGTTTCTATAGATAGCGTTTTTCCTAAAAATCGAAGTTCTTGGGTTAGTTCAGATAAATTGTTAAAACCTGACGAATACATTAATTGGTTAAAAAACATTCAAAGTAATAAGCATCATGTTCAATTAGTTGTGAGTTCCACTCAAATCAGTGTAACTATGACAATTTCAAGCTTTGAGTATGGTTTTAAATCAGGCTATGCAGATGAATATGCTTATACTTTGGGCTTAAAGCAATATAGAGAAGTTAAGTACCATAAAGTTAATGTTCCAGCTCCTCCAAAACCTAAGCCAAGACCAGCTCCTCCAAAAAAGCTGGGGATTGGTTCAATTGTAATTGTTAACGGACGCTTACGATTAGATAGTTATGGAAGTGCCCCGGGTGTATATGAGAATAACGTAAGAAGACGAATTACTTATTTAGCACCTGGTCACCCGTTCCCAATTCACGTTGCTTTAGTAAACGGTGGTCCGAGAGGTTGGGTTAGACAGAGTGAAGTGAGACTAGCATGATAACGAAATTGCAGATCTTAAAACACGATAATGGCGGTGCAAGAATTGGTGTTGAAATTAAGGATATGGTTAAAAATCTTAAGTGGGTAACTGACTTAAATTATTCTGCTGGAGAATTAACTTTTGATATCGTTACTGATAAAGATCCAATCATGCCTGCTATGGGTGCAATTGTAGACTTTGCGTGGGATAACAAAGATATCTTTTGGGGCTTTGTTTTCAGTGCAGAATATACTTCTAATACGACTGTAAGTGTTAAAGCGTATGACTTTGAGCGATACCTAAAAAGTGAAGGCTCTGTTGTCTTCCAAGCTGGTACATTGGGCGATAGATATAGTAATGTTTGCCGTCGTTTTGGTGTGCCTTTCAGCATCAGAGAGCAACCAACTTACAGAGTACCTGCAGAAGTTTGTGATGGTAAGACTGGCTTTGACATGATTAAGAGTGCAATTGATAAGACGTATGCGGCTACTGGTCAAATGTACTGTATAGTTGCTAATCACATGATTATTGAGCTTAGAAGAGCGCCTATCCCAACAAGAACACTCTTAGTTATTGATACACAAAACACTATGACGGATTATACATACTCAGAAAGTATTGATAATGCTGCTAACGTTGTTCAAGTAGTCCAAAAGAATACTGATAATTCTCAGACAAAAACAGCAACTGCTACCTCTGATACTGGAGATGATCCAGCAACGACAAGTTTTACAATTGCTTCAGCAAGGGGAAATACCATTAAAACTTGGGGTCAGATTGTTAAAGTGGTAAATGCTAAGAATAAAGCTAACTGGGCTCAGATGGTTCAACAGGCTAATGATGAACTTAAAAAGCGTAATGTTTCAGAACGTAAGTTAACTTTAGACTGTATTGGTGATACTTCTTTAATTGCTGGCGCTGGTGCTAACGTGAAAATTAAAGATTTTGGCAAGACTTGGACTAATTGTCCAATTCTTAAAGCAACTCATAATTTTGGTACTGACTATACTTGTAGTCTAGAAATGAAGGTAGGTACAAAATGGCAGGAGAACAGCTTATAAAAATGTTAACTGAACGGGGCGGTAGTGACTCCGAGTATTCCGATGTTGTCTATGGTCGTGTTATCAGTACTTCTCCTTTAAGAGTGCAGATTTCTAATTCAATGATTATTGACGACAATTTCATTGTTTTGGGCAAGCATATCGGCAACTTTTCTATGAGTGGTAGCTTAACAACTACTGAAGAAAAGAAGGGCAAAGATGGCGAAAAGCCTAAGAGTGAAAAAACAACTAAGCCTGCAACTTTTACTTTTGATAATTCCCTAAGAGTAGGTGATAAAGTAACAATGATTCGGGCTGATGGTGGTCAGCAATTTTATCTATTTGAGAGAGAAGGTGGTTAGATTTGGATAATGAAGAAAATCAAAATCCAACACTAACCTTTCAGATTGCAAATGGAAGAATAAGAAACAAGTTTGATGGTTTAGGTGCTATGGTTCAAGCAGTTGATAAGCTACTAAAAACAGAACGCTTTGTTTTTCCAATTTATACCGATCAATATGGCAATGACCTAAACGATTTACTTGGTAAAGATATGGGCTATGCCAGAGCTGAAGCAGAGAGAATGGTTAAAGAGGCATTGCTAGCTGATGAACGAGTTATCAAGGTTGAAATAATTAGCATTGATGAAACCAGTCCTAACACATTAACTCTTACTGGAGAATGTGAGACAAGTTATGGAACTATACCTATAGAAAGTGAGGTAAGCATTAAGTGAGTCCAAATGAATTAATTGCTGAATTTCAGAGTAAAGATTACGATTATTTTCTAAGAAAAATGCTTGATGCTGTACCTGATAATGTCGATAAGCGTGAAGGATCAATTATCTATGATGCTTTAGCACCTGCTGCGTTAGTTATGGGTCAGCAATCTTTAGATATGGCTAACGTAGTTAAAGAAACTTACATCAAAACAGCTTCTGGAGAGTTCTTAGATTATCGAGCAATTGAACATGGAACAAGTCGATATCCTGCTACTCAAACAGAAGCTAAAGCAAAAGTTTTAAACGATAAGAAAGAACTACTGGATAATGTTCAAATAGGCGATAAGTTTGCCAGTATTGGCGACTCGCCCATTTTTTATGCCGTTACTAAGATCAATGCTGATTTGACTGTTGAATTAACAGCAGAGACTGCAGGCTCTAGTGCCAATAGCTATATCGGGCAAATTTTGCCAGTAACTCCTAATGACTTGCTTTCATGGGCGGAAATCACAGAAATTATTGCTCCTGCAAGGGATGTAGAAAGTGATGACCACCTAAGAGCTAGATTGCTAAGTTCTCAAAGTTGGATTGCTTACGGTGGTAATGTGGCTGACTACTTAGACATGACCGGTAAGATTGACGAAGTGGGAGCAGCACAAATTTACCCGACTTGGAACGGTGGAGGTACGGTGAAAGTTGTTATCTTAAATAACGATTTAATGCCTGCTAGTGCTAGCTTGGTACAAAAGGTTAAAAATACACTTGACCCAGAAGATAAACAAGCAGAGGGCTATGGATTAGCCCCAATTGACCATGCAGTGACTGTAACTGCTCCTGAAAAACTAATTGTAAATATTGATATTTCGGTAAAACTGGACGATACGAAAGTTGTTCGCTATGTGAAAGATAGCATAACTAAGGCAATTGAAGGATACTTCCAATCCTTGAGAGAGGATTGGTCAGATATCAATCAAAGACTAGGCAGAGGCTATGAACAAACAATTTATCGTTCAAAGATTTTATCTCAAGTCATGTTAATTGAGGGAGTTGTTAATGCTAAGCTTCCTTCACTTAACGGCAAAGATACGGATATTGATCTTATTTTCAACAATGCTAAGTCACAATTGCCAGTAGTTGGGACGGTGACAATCAATGAACAATAAATATGAACTTCTTAATTACATGCCTGATTATTATCAAGGCGTGTATGAAATGGAAGAACTACTTAAATCTGAAAGTTTGACGCTTAAGGATTTAGAAGATAGTCATTTACGTACTTTACTTAATGAATTTGTTTCTACTGCTGATGCTAAGGGTATATCTCTATTTGAGAGCCAGCTTGGTATAGTACCTGATGAAAACGATACTTTAGAAATGCGTAGAAACAAGGTTTTGATGTATGTTTTGCCACCAAGACCTATAACGATTAGATTTTTTAGAAATATGCTTGATAATGTTAATTTACCAGTAAAAATTGATGTTAATTATGGAGCCAGAGCTGTTGTAGCAACTGCTAAATCT